CACCCGCGCCCGATACAATCAACTACAGGCAAAACAGCGTGATGTACTTACTCTTGACTATTGCCGCCGCCGTCCTCGTTGAGTGGCTATTTCCCGACGATAGATAACGCGGGTTCGGCACCCTCCGCCATCCGCCGCAGCTCTGACCGCGCAAGGGTTGCAAACTGAGGGTGTGCATAGACATGCTTCTTGGTTGGGAACTCACGAGAGTGCAGCCGACCACAATCGACCCACCCCGCATCCCGTAGCGCGTGCATGAGCGCGGCAGAGACGACCTTGACGCCGGAGGGTGCCACGCCTTGCAGCCGGTCGCAGATGGCGTAGAACGGCGAGGCAATGACGCCACGGGCAAAGTCGCCTTGGCGTTGGCGAATCATCTCGACTAAAAACGACTCGGCGGTGCTCATCGCCGACTCGATCATGATGATTTTAGCCTCGGTCATGGGCGGCGCAGCGCCGGGGTTGAAGGCCGACACATCGCGGGCGTCGAGCCACGCGGTGACAGCCTGGAAGCCGCCCGCGTAGTACCAATTCCAGAGCGCGCGCGCCTCAGCGGGCGGCATACGGTCGGCCTCGCTCCACACGACGAACCAGCGGCGGTCATCCGAAGGGAGGCTGATGGCGGCGCGCTCGTTGCTGAACGACACCACCAGTACGCGGTTCAAAGCATCGTAAGGGTGCAAGCCCTTGCGGTTGACCGTGAGCAGCTCAGGGGGCGCGGCGATCACGGGCTTGAGGCTGTTTTCAAGCGCGCGGCGGTCTTTAGCCTCGGCCTGACGCAACTCGTTGATAACGATAACCTCAGATTCCAGCGCGTAGCCCCACTGAGAATTCAGCTCCTCGTTACGCACCGTCGTGACATTGACGCGCTGGTCGCCGCCGATTGCCCAGAAGAAGGGTGCCCAGAGCGTGTCCTTACCGGAGCCTGGCTTGCCCGCGTGCAGCACGGCATGGTTGATTTTCTGGTTGGCGTGCTGGCGCTTGTAGGCCATCACATCAAGCACATGCTCGCGTTCGGCGGGGTCGGGAATCATGCGCTCGGCGTGAGCGAGCCACGGACTGACATCGCCCGCGCTCACCGCCGGCCGCGCGTCGCGCCAGCGGTTGCCGTAGACGACGCCGTTACGGCTGACAAGGATGGACTCGCCAGCGGCGAATGTGACGCCCGCGAGCACACGCGCGCCCATCGCCTGACGGTTCTCGTCAAAGCAGACGGACGCTTCGATGCGTCGGTTGTTGTGGATAGAATGGCAGGTCACGTGCCGGTACAGCGCGTTGAACACCCCGCGCGCGATTTCGTGACGCTCGCCTAAGTCAAAATACGCGTCATCGCTGAGAACATACGCGAAACGCTCGTACCATTTGGACTTTTCGACGCGACCTAGCTCGCGGCGCTCGACCTGGGCGATGACCTCGGCGGCGGTGTCGGGGAACTCCTCGGTTGGGGTAATCTTCGACAAAGCGGCCTCCATCTTCTTCGCAAGCAGGTCATCACGCAGGCCGTAGCCCGTCTTGGGGCCGCCCTCGGCCTCGACCCAGCGCAAGAACTTCTCGCTGTTCCAGTCGCTGCAATGGCCGTGGAAGCAAGTATAGCTGCGCGTGACGGGGTGATACCGCCCTTGCGTGTCGGCAGTGGTGTGCTCGGCGTGGTTCGGGCACACAACGCCATACCAGCCCTCGGGGTTGGCCTTGGCGAGCAGCAGCCCGCGCTCCTGTACCCACTCCAACACGCTGTCAAGGCCGTCATCTTCGATGGCGATGCCCTGTATATACGCCGTGTCAACCTCACCTGGCGTGACGCCACAGGCTGTAACAATCTGCGTTACGGTAAACTCGCGGTCGGGGTGGAACTCGGTAAGCACGGCGGCGAAGTTGTCGCGGCCTTCCTTAAGATTAACGCTGCCTTCGATGCGGAAATTACGCACCGGATTTACCGCGCCGGGGTCGGTGAACCCAGCCTCGGCCATAGCCTTGATCGCGGCGCTGAACTCACCCTTGGTCGGCTGATCGTCAAGCGCGAAGGTGTAACCCCATTGGAAGTTGCCGGGGCTGGTTTCAAGCTTCCACGTGGGCTCAATCGGCGGCACCTTGGACTTGGTGCCGATGTCATCCAGCACCATAAACGCCACGCGCTCAACATTAGGCGCAGACGCGGACAGCTTGTCCGTCATGCGGTCAACGATGAACGAGCCCGTGTTGGCATACCACGCCCCCTCGGGGTTGCGCATGTACTTGCCATAAAGCCCCGGCGGCCATGTGTAGCGCGGCGTGCCGTCCTTGTGCTTCAGGTGCTCGCCCTTGCGGACGATTGGCACCTGGCGCACGAATAAAATTGTTTCCCCTTCTGGAGCGATACTGTTAATATATTCAGCGAACTTCATCGTAATCCCTCTAGTTGTGTGTTTAAGCCCGGCCTAACCCGCCGGGCTTTTTTATTTACCGTATCGGCTCATAATCTTGACGCCGGTCTTGAGCGGGAACCCTTTAGCCCACTCGGGCGCGGTACACATCACTGTATCCAGCACCTCGGCGACAGCCTCGCCGGCCTCGTTCGCACATTCGATAACGATTTCATCATGCACGTGCAGCACCGTTTGTAAGCCTTGGCTATCTAACTCGCGCAGGCTATGCCTTAGCAGATCGTTAGCCGTGGCCTGTGTGATGTTCTCGCAGGCAAGCCCTTTCCAAAGCCGCGCGCGGGGCCACTCTTTAGCGTCCTGCGCAGGCTTCCATGCTGCCTTGAGATAACTCACACCGTCCGACTCCAGACGGGCGAACGGGTAACATAACACGCGCCCTGATGGCAGCGCGTACCAAAGATGTTGACCGTCAAACATGTACACCACGCGGCCAATTGCGAATTCATGGTTGACATTTCGCATGGCGCGGGTGTAAGTGTCTTCAAGCTTTTGCCAATAGCGCACGGCCCACGGGTTAGCCCGCCGCCAACGATCCACAATGCGCTGCGCCTCGGGCTCGCTCATGTGTACGCCATACGCCCGGCCCATAGCACTGAACGCGCCGACGCCGCCCGCGAAGCCGAGCGACAGGATGGCGACCTTGCCAATCTGGCGCTGGTCATCCGTCACGGCGTCCCAGGTGGTGTTGTAGATACCCGCCGCTTCACGCTTGTAGATGTCGCCGCCAGCGCGGAACACATCCAGCACCGACTCTGCAAGCGGGTCGGCGGAGAGCCAGGGCGTCGCGCGCGCCTCTATAGCTGCCCAGTCGGCCACGACGAGAACGTTACCTCGGGCGGGGATGAGAGCTGGGCGGAGCATTGATTTAAGAACGTCCGTAACGCGCTTGCCGTATCGGGGCACGATACTGTGACCTCGCACCAAGGCTTGACGGGTTGCGTCAGGTTCGGTGCTGCACTTACGCGTAAAGTTATGGACTTGTGCCCCGTAACTTGAAGCACGCCCGGTGGCACTTCCACCAGCAAAAATAAAGGCTCCTCGGACACGGGCGTCCCCTCCTGCTAACTGCTTCAAGCGGCTGAACTTAGCCACCGACGATGCCCACAGGTCATCCGCGCACTGCACTACGTCAGCCACGTCTGGCGGCAACTCATCGGGGTTGTCCATAGCGAGCAGGTTGGCTCGCACGGTCTTGTCGATGCTAAACTTCTTCTCGCCGTCTTTGTAGACGGTCATCAACTTCTTGGCCTCGGGCCCGACGCGGGCGAGCACCCACTCGCGCATCTTGGGGCTGCGCACGGTCGTAATCTCGCCCTGCGTCACCTCGGCGACCAGCCGTTCGATGTCCTGCAATTCAGCTTCCGCGTGACGGATCGCCGCCTCGCAAAGCGGTACATCGACGCCGACGCCACGGTCGTTGATGCGCTCGTTGACGTGGTAATCGGCCAGCTCCGTCTCGGACAGGTCACGCATCGCCTTGCTGATTTCGCGCATGGCGCGCACGTCCTGCTCGCAGTAGGCCACCATCTCGGCGAGCAAATCAGGGTCGTTGTTGAACGTCCCATCGGCGCGGGGGATGGAGAGCTGCCGGATGAGCTGCGAGCCACGGTAGTCCTTCTTCATCTTGGACGACAAGGCGCGGCCAATGTCCTCAAGGCTGCCAGGCAGGCAGTTAGCCCGCGCCTGTGCAGATGTACAGTAGAACTGCTCCAGCGCGAACGGGATGTCGAGCACATGCCAGAAGATAAGCCGCTCAAACGCGGCGTTATGCGCGCGGATCGGCCCCGTCCAGCGCGCCACGCGCTCAGGGAACGGGTACTTGGGCAGCCATGTGTCAACCTCGCCATCGTCAAAGGCGTAGGACATGCACAGCACCTCAGTGCTTGCGTGCTTGGCGTAGTTGTACGCACCCGCCGCCGGTAGGTCGCAGCGGCTGCGGGTCTCAAAATCTAACCAAAGAGCGGTCACTTCGTCACCTTGGCAATGCGCTCTCCAATCCATCTCATGCACGGCACCGCCATGCTATTGCCGAGGGCTTTGTAGCGGGGGCCGTCCGGCGCTTCTGGCTTCTTGCGCCACGGGATGTTGCTGTAATTGTCCGGGAAGCCTTGCAGCCTCTCGCACTCGGTCGGCGTGAGCTTGCGGACTTGCATGGCGGGCGGCGTCCCCACCCATTGATCCTGCGTCGCGGCAAGCGTGAAGGCCGTCTCCTCGCTGCCGAGGTAGCCCTTGCCCGCAGCCTTACCCGCCGAATCCACCTCAACGCCGCCACGCACCTTGAACGCCACCGGCTGGGCGACGGCGGCACGCGTCACGGCTCCCGAGATGCTGCCGTCCGCAGGGCCACCGCCAACGCCTCGGGCGGCGCCTTGCCCCTTTTCTCTGCTCGGCGCAGGATTCCGGCACACGCTTTCGGACTCAAAAAGAACCGCTGCGGCACTGGTTTGGTCTCCAAGACATCCGACAACGAACACACGGCGGCGTCTCTGGGCCACTCCGAACCATTGTGCGTCCAAGACCCTAAAGGCCCACCCGTAGCCCAACTCCTCCAGCGCCCCGAGGAAGGTGCCAAAATCCCGTCCTCCGTTTGAACTGAGGACACCTGACACGTTTTCCCAAACAATCCATCGAGGCCGGTGACGTTCAGCGATTGCAAGAAACGTAAGCATGAGGTTGCCTCGGGGGTCATCAAGCCCTTTGCGGAGCCCCGCGATTGAGAAACTTTGGCAGGGGGTTCCTCCAACAAGAAGGTCAATTGGTTCAAGATTCCACTCCTTGAATTTAGTCATGTCGCCGACATTTGGGACGTCGGGGTAGTGATGCGCGAGAACCGCGCTCGGGAACGGCTCGATTTCGCTGAACGCGACGGGCGTCCAGCCGAGGTCGTGCCAGGCAACGGTCGCGGCTTCAATGCCGCTACAAACGGAGAGGTATTGCATAGTAAAAGTCGGGGGCCGAGGGCGCCCCCGTCTCCGTCACGCAGCGCGACGCCGACGGGTCGCAGCGGCTGGCGGCGGAGTGTCATCACCACCCTCCGGCTCGTTAGCGACTTCGCCTTCCATGGACACCCACTCGACGATCTCAAAGACCGGCGTGAAGATGCGGCCATAGCTCTTGTGCTGGTAGTGCTCCTTCTTCAGATGCACGACCGGCACCGGCTTGCTCTGGTCACGCTCGACCTGCGCGGCGATGGCTGCTGCCAAAGCCTGCACGGCACGCTTGCCGCCCACCGACGTGGTGCTGTAGCGAGCCTCAAGGCCCACATCCTCACCCGAGATGCACTTCAAGCTCATGCCGACCTGCGTCTCCCATCCCTTCTTGCTCTGCGGCGGTGCCGGGTCGAGCTCAGGCAGCGGCTGTGACACCGACACCATCTTCTCGCCCAAGACCTCGCCGTCGCCCCAGGCAATGAAGCCGTGGACGAACGAGAAAGGATTGATTGCCCACTTGCTATCGCCCTCGGCCTCGGTTTGGTCCGCGCCGAAAACCCAGTGGCCCGTCTTGTCCATCTTGAGGATGGCCGTACCCGCAGGGCCGACATCCACTTCGATGCTGCGAAGGGCGGTGGACAGGGAAGAAACCGCAGGCAATCCTGCTTTTGCAAACGCTGTGATATTAGACATTACTCTACTCCTTACACTAGTTTAGAAAGGGCCGCAGTCAACTGAGACCCGATTTGCAACACGGCGGGCCGGGGATCGCTCTCCGGCGCCATCGTGTTACCGCTTGAGACCGAGATGACCTGATCGTCCGGCAGGCCGAGCTTCAGCTTTTTGAGCTTCTTCTCAGCTTGTGCCGGCGAAATCAATGTCGTCTCAGTCACTTCCGTAATCGGCAAGAGCGCCGCAAGCGCCGCCTTTGCCGAGTCCTCATCGCGCCACTGCCGCGTGGCACGCTTGGCAACGAGCTTATAGCCCGGCACCGGATTACCTGACTCTAGCACCTGCATCGCTAATGCGCGCAGGTCGCCAATCCAATCTTCAAGCACTGCCGCACGCTCCAGCATCTGCCCAAGCTGCGCGGCGTCGAGCTCCTTAATCTGCGTCTGCGTGGCGCGATCGACTGCGCCTGTCATCTGCGGGCAGATGGGCTTGGCCGCACACCAGCGGCAATGCTCGCCAATCTTGAGCGGCGCGTCGGGCTTGGCCGACTGCTTGACGGCGTAGACCAGCTCGCGCTCAAACTGACGCACGCGGTCAAACGATGTCACCCAGCGCTTGACCCTCGGCGGCTGGACAATGATGCACTCTATTTCCGTGACATCCTTGAATACCCACTCCAGCTCCGGCGTGCGCAGCGCCGCAGCCGTATAAAATAGAAGCTGAGGGTTTTCCTCCACTTCGACGGCCACGCCATCACCGAATTTCCAATCCAATACAATAGCGCGATTGCCAATCCGACCGATAAGATCACAAGAGCCGAACACACCCGGCAGAAGATCACCGAAGCTGACGGTTCGTTCGACTGCGTATTCGAGCTTCGCTTCAGGGTCGATTTCATTGATTGCGTCCAAGGCTGGGCGAACCTTCTCATCAACCAGGTCGCCGGTAAGTTTGTGGCCGTTGTACTCCATGTCGAGCACGTGGCGCAGCTCCTTGTCGGAGCCCAGAAGCTCGGCCATGACGTTGTGCAGCAGCGTACCTTCGTCGGCGTACTTGCTGCTCGGTTTCGGGGGGACTTGCTGGCACAGCGCGACGCTGCCAGGGCAGTTAATCACGCGCTTGGCGGTAGACCCGCCGACTATGTTGCTATGACTCATCGAGGACTCTCCTTTAGTGTGTTTGCGTAAGCCTAAATCGTACAATTTGGCTTGTCAAGCGTTCTGTTACATAATAGTATGGAGGCATGAAAGAAGCAGACATCGAACAGCGGTTGGATTGGGCGGTGCAGCGCGCCGGGGGCAAGACTTGGAAGTTTGTCAGTCCTGCCAATCGCGGCGTATCGGATCGCATCGTTTGTCTGCCAAACGGCGATACCTGGTTCGTGGAACTGAAGCGCCCCGGCGGTAAGCGCACGGCGTTGCAGGAGCGGTTTGCTAAAGAGATGGTAGGGCTGCGGCAGAAGTACGCTTTGCTGTCAAGCGCGGAGGAAGTCGATGCTTGGGTTACGTCCATATCAGGCTGACGCCGCCGACTTCCTCTACGCCAACGACCGCGCGATGGTGCTGGCGCCCGTAGGTGCTGGCAAGACGGCGCTTACCCTTACGGCCATGCGCGACGCGCTGCGCGATGGCGTGGTCAAGCGCTGGCTGGTCGTGGCACCGCTGCGTGTGGCGCAGCATGTGTGGCCGGTCGAGGCGCCCAAATGGACGCCCGATCTCACCCTATCCGTTGCCGTAGGCTCGCCCGCGTGGCGCACTAAAGCACTGGCGTCTGACGCCCGCGTGGTGGTCATCAACTACGACAACTTGCAGTGGTTGGCTAAGCAGAAGATGGACTTTGACGGCGTGGTGTTTGATGAATTGACCCGACTGAAGAATCCGTCAGGGGTTCGCTTTAAGGCGATTCTGAAGGCATTAGAGCCGATTAAAATTCGGTGGGGGCTGACGGGCAGCTTCACATCAAACGGCCTTGAGGACGTGTTTGGGCAATGCAAAATCATCAACCAAAGCCTACTTGGACGCAGCAAAGGCGCTTTTCTGCAACAGTATTTTATTTGTCTCAACCGCGAATATGGCGAGTGGACGCCCGCTACCGGCGCGTTGCCGCAGGTGATGGCGCGGATCAAGCCCGCGACCTATGTGCTAGAGCCTGGCGAGTACAAAGACAAGCTGCCTCCGCTGCACACCGTGACGCTGCGTTGCGAGCTACTTGACCGCGAGCCCTACGAGAAGATGAAGCGGGACTTCATGGTGGAGTTTCCCGACGTTAGAGCCATCGCCGCTAACGCTGCCGCCGTCACGGCCAAGCTACAGCAGATGTCTTCGGGGTTTGTCTACGACACGACCCGCACGGCATCAGACCGCCCCGGCAAGTTTGACGTAACGCAGAAGACGATGTGGTTTTCAGACCACAAGTTAGAGTTGCTGGAAGACCTGCTCGACGAAAACCAACACGCCAATACGATAATTGTTTACAATTACCAAGCCGAGCTAGAAGTGCTCAAGCGTTGGTACCCGCAAGCGCGGACGATTGACGAGCCGGGCGTGATTGACGCCTGGAACCGGGGCGAGGTTGAGCTGCTGTTGATTCACCCAAAGTCGGCGGGTCACGGCCTAAACCTTCAGCACGGCGGCTGCCGGATGGTGTTTATGTCGCTGCCGTGGTCGCTTGAGGAATACGAGCAGACAATCGGGCGGCTGCACCGTAGCGGCCAACGGCACGATGTGTGGGTCTATGTCCTGCAAACGGGCAAGACGATTGACGAGAAGATTTGGGCGGCGTTGCATGACAAGCGCGCCATGTCGGACGTAGCAATGTGGGAGTTAAAATGAACTGGCGCGAACTGAACGCACAACTGAACCAGATGACCGAAACTGAGGTCAAAGCCCTCCTCGACGTGGAGCTGGTTGACCGCCAGCGCGTCACGTTTGTTGAGCGGCTGCACCAGCGCTATTGCACCCTGCGCGCAACGCGAGAGCGAACCGAGATGATGGCTCGACTAGCCCCGCCCGCGCAGGTAGCGTAAGTATTCCGCGCCCTCCTCGGGCGTCCACCAGACCTTCACCATGTCGGGATGGTCTGGCGACAGGCTCGGGTTAATCGTTACGAGCGCGCAGGGGCTGAAGGCGTTATCGCGGAAGCCCCGTTCCTTGGCGTAGCGATCGTAGACCTTGTAGCTGGCGACCTTCATCGTGTGCATGGCGATGCCCGTAATCGGGTCTTTCAGCACCGAATAAGCCGATTCGTGCTTGTGCCCGGCGACGTAGATGTGGTCGCGGGTGCCCATAATGGCGGCCTTCATCGGCCCGTGCGCGGGGTTCCAGATTGACGAGCCGGTGTGGTCATGCCGGCTGTTGATGCGTACCTCGGCCCCGTTTGGGAAGCGTAGCGCGATGCGCGCCTCGCTCGACTTGTAGAGCGCGTCCTGTTGCTTAGCAATCCAACGCATCGGATCGCCCGCGCCTGACCACAAGTCGTGGTTGCCGCCGAGTATCCAAAGCCAGTTGCACCGGCCTACGAACCACTCGGCAAGGCGCCAAGCCTGCGCCGCTGACGTACTCTGCTCGCCGTAGAGCTTGGCCAAGCGGCCTACCCAGTTGTTCGTGGTGTCGCCTACGTTGACGGCAAACAGCCCGTCGGTATCGGAGACAAGCTGCGTGTGCCGCTCCAGCGCGTCGATGTCGGTGCCGTCGTCATCGACGTGCGGGTCGCCAAAGAACAGGATGCCTATGGCGCCAGGTATCTTGATTCGTACGGGGATGAGCTTACTGGCTTCTTCGTGGTCACGCTTATGCGCAAACTGGCGCTTGCGGTGTTCAATAAGCTGCTCAATCGGCACGTCGTCCATCGGCAGCGGGGTAAACTCAAAGTCTTTCTCAGGCAACGTAGCCTTGTTGTACGTTGAGTCGGGAACATCAAACCCCTTGGCTTTGAGTCCGTCGATTCGGGCCATGAGGGACCGGGTGTGGACATTCAACAATCGCGCCGCTTCAGCTCTAACCCCGTTAGCCTCGCGTAGTGCCTTCATTAGTTGATCGTCGGATACTTTACGAGCCATCGTTTACTCCATCGTAGTAAGCATTTGTTGCAGTAGATGCCCAAGGCGATCCACCAGTTGCTCTTGGCGCGACAAGTCATCGTGCCCTGCAATATCAAGCAACGCATGGACGGCTTCGTGCGCCCAAACCTGCTGGCGATTCGTGCCTTTACAAGAACTTACAATATGAATCTCATATTTGTCTGGAAGCCACATTCCAACATAATTTTTGCCATGCCGCCACTTTGAGGGCGGAATTACTTTTACTTTTATTGTGTGACCGGCAAGTTGGAATTGCCGGGGAACACCGTCGCTACGTGTTACGGCGTTGGTTGCGCCCACTTTTGCAGTGCGCGCAGCTTTGCGTTTTGCGCGTCGCATTGCGCAACTAATTCGCGGAGCTCGGGCCCGATGTCTGGCCCTTGTTCAAGATTTGCTCCAGCCGATCCTGCACTGCTCCCGGCGGTGGGGGCGGCTCCATCAGCTCCTTCGGGGGCGCTACGGGCTGGCACGACGGCGGGTTGGCGGCACAGCCGGACAGGAGTAGAACGAACAGGACGACTAGCAAGAACAGCCAGTTCGGATGCGTATGCGCTTGAAGCCATTTCAGCGCGTATACGAGTAGCGCGCTCGGTCCGTAGTTCAGCTTCCAGACGCTCCACTTGAGGGCGTATTTCTTCACGGCCTTGCTCCCGAAATGTGTGTACCGCGTAGACCGCCAACAACCCTAGGCCGGCGGTCAAAATCAAATGCGGCGCGTACTTCAGTAACCAGTAAGGCACTACTTTACACCATTATGCTCAAAAGAGTAGTGGTTACCGTCATCAAACCGTCCGCCCCAGCGCGCTAGGGGGTGCTGCTGCTCCCACCACTCGCCTAACGGACGGTGGTCCTCGGACTGTTCTAGGAATTCGCCGTTTCGGAACAGATTTAAGTCGATTGCCAGCCGCACCTTGTGGGCGCTATTTGGGTGGCTGTAGGACTTACGTACGCCCAAGGCGCCGTGGACCCTGGGGTCTCTATAGGCGTCGCCTAGTGAGACCTCATAGCCCAGCTCGTAAGCCTTTTCAATCAGTTTGGCCACCAAGCGGGCGTACACGCGCTGCTTCTGGCCTAGCGTCACGGCTTGTCTGCCTTGTCGTCCAGCTTGTCGTTTATGCGCATAAGCATCGTTTTAATCTCGTCGATGTCGGCGCGGTAGTCGGCACGGGTCACATACACCAACGGCAGCGCGCGCACGTCACGATCCAGTCGTTCAATGCTGCGGCTAATGTTGTTCAGAATCCACCCGCCAAACAAGCCAGCGATTCCTATGATTATGTTAAAGAGAATCTGCCCGTCGTCCATCACACGCTCCGTAGCACGAGGGTGACAAGCCAACTTATCAGCGCTCCCGCCGACAGCCACAACAGCTTCTCAACCCAATCAATCCGTTTCTCTAATCTTGCTACCCGATCGGCAACAGACTTGACCTTGTAGCCGTAGTCCGTCTTCAGCAGGCGCAAGTCCTTGGGTTCAACCGTCACTTCTTATCCGCAAGCGCCTGCGTCGTGATTGTGCGCAGCACCAGGTTCGTGACCGCACCAACCAGCAGGATTGACGCCGCAACGTCTTGCCCAAACAGCGTTGTCAAGTGACCGGCGAACATCTCTAGGCTGGCAAGCAGCGCCAGCGCAACGTTCCACCATACCGTTTTGGATTTAAGCGCGCCTTTTAACATAAATTATCGCCTCGAAAAGTTAGAGTTTGTAGGTTCCGGTTCCGGTTCCCTCGGGTCAACGGCGAAGGATCGGGCGGCAAGGGCGACATCGCGGCTAAAGCCGTTCCAGCTTTGCGCGTTCTTAAACTGCGCGAGCACCTTGTTGCGTTCGGCGGTTGGCAAAGCGTCAAGCAACTGCGCGAACGAGCGACCCGACTTAGCGGCGTTGACGACGGCATCGGCGGTAGCGTCTTGCACCTTGGCTTCAATCGCCGCCAACACTTCGTTGGTAGCCGTTGTGGCTCGGGTGAAAAACGGAAAGCGCAAACGTGCCCCGCGCTTAGCTTGGATTTTCTCTAAGGAAGCGCGCCCCGCACGGGCTTGCGCCGCCGCTTTAAGGTCAAGGTCAATGATGGACTGCAATTTGTCAAGGAACGGCTTGTCGCGTGTTATTACTTTGCCAATGTTGTACTTGCCGCCGCCAAAAATCTTTTCGACGACCTTGGGGTCTTGCCCAGAAAGAATATTAAGAATCTTGGTCTTGGCAGCGGAGGTGCCTTTGCGCCATTCGGTCTGCAAGACATCCGCAAGTTCCATCTCGTCAATCTGCGTCATGCCCTGCTCAAAAGTGCGCAGGTAATCCTTCCACCCCTTGCCGCCGGCTTTTTCGATGGCGTCGTCCATGACCGGGCGCAACCGCCCGAGGATTTCGGCGGCCATGCGCCGCTGCGCTTGGGCATCGGCGTTTGGCATCAACTGTTGGATGACGCCGGAGATGCCGTTCTTGCGGATGGCATAGACCGCTTCCGGCGTAATGACGCCATTCTGTGCCGCCCAATCATCAAACATCTGCCGCACTTGAGGCAGCGCCCTCGCAAGCGTTGGGTTGAGGGCGACATCTGGATCGCGCAGCATACGGTCAATGGCACCCGTAAACTTGTTCGCCGTAATAGGAGCAAGCCCACGGTCTTTCATACTCTGGAGCGTGTTTTCGGCGGCGCGGGCAGCGCCGCCTGCTTGCAGCGATTCGGCGGCAGCTTCCGTAGCACGGACATCTGCACGGTCGGCCAACTGGCCGGGGAACGTGTACCTTGCCGGAGGGCGCGGAGCCGCGCCTACCGTTGCAGCGCGAGCGCCGCCGCTTGCCGACCAGTTCTTTGCCCAATCCAGCGCCCTATCAGCAGCGGGCACAAACCGCCGCACCCGATCCACCGCCCCCTTGGCGGCGGCACGGCTTTCCTCGGCCAACAACTCAAGCCGAGGCATAACGCGCCCAGTCTGCCCCGCCGCCTCAAACGCTTCCTCGCGCATTGGCGTAGTGATGCGGCCAAGGGTTTCCTTCGCTCCTGCCCGTGCGGCACGTGCTTCGGTCTGGGTTGCGCCGCCCGACATACGGGCAAGATAGTTGGCGATGTCTTGCGTTTCGTTTTTGCGAAACGCATTGACCACGCCTGCTGGGTCAGCATCTTCGGCGGTTCGGAGCAATGCTTGAAGCACCGGCAAGTCCAAGTCGGCTGCTACGCGACTAGCGGGGGCATCCGGCTGCGCCTGCATGGCAACGCGGAGAGCGTTAATCTCGTTGCCGATAGTCTGTTGAACGAGCTTGTTAGCGCTTACGTCAGCAGATCGACCAAGTACGGCATCCGCAACAGCCCCCACGCCCTTGGACAACACCTTGGCTACGGGCGGAGCTACAAACGCAATGCCAGTGCTTATTGCCGCGCCGGTACCGGCTTCCTCGGTGCCTCCGGCAACAGCCCCCGCCGCCGCGCCAGGTACCGCCGCGCCAACAGTTCGCACGCCAATCTGCGCTGCTTTCGGCGCCGTAGTCGCAAGCCCACTCTGAAAACCGCCAGTCTCAAAGGATTTAGCGGCGGGCAAAAGGTATTTAGCAACGCGAGGCGCGCCAGCGGCTACCGCTCGCAGCCCCGCACCAGCTACGGGGCCAGCCGCCAAGCCAACACCGAGAGAAAGCGCCGTTGCGCGATCTTCCGGTGTTGTTACCGCGTACTGTCTGGCAAACAAAACAGGGTTGGCGAGGGACAACAACAGTTTAGCAACGGGTATAAAACCCGTTTCAGGCTCGGGAGCGGCGGCAGGTTCGGCAATTGCGGCGGGCGCCGGCGTCTCTTGCTGCCGCGCAAGCGAATAAGCTTGAGCCACCTTGTCAAACTCAGCCGTGCCCTTCTTGTCCTTGTTACGGACAATCCAAGTCGCGTAATCTTGCGCCGAGGCCATATTTACTGGCTCCCAAGGATAGCGTCAGCTTCAGCAAATATGCTGTCGGTTGCCCCCGCGTCCCCAATTACAAATTGCCCTTGGCGGCGCTCGTACAGTTTTAGAATAGTTTTGCCTGCCTCTTTACGGATTTTATTAGGGAGCGTTGGGTCTGCTAACTGACCTGCGGCTTCGCGGTAGCTTTGCGTGTCCGCGTTGGACTGCGGTCCCTCAAAGCGCGGAACAAGCTTAAGAACTTGATCAGCAAGCGGCTGCAACTTTCCAGTGGCAATAGCTCCTTCCGTGGCTTGTCCAAAAAAGCCCGCTGCAACATCGGCGGCGCGACCAATGCCGCTGCCCGTAGATTGGTCGATAAGCCCGCCGTCCTTAGTGGCTTCGCGCAAGTTTGCCGTAACTTCAGCAAGGTCGCGTTGTAAAGTTTCGCGGGCTGCTTTTGTTTTCTCAAACGTAGCCGAAGGTTTGCCAGCGCCCGTTTCGCTTTTTAGCAAGGTGCCAAACTTGTTGTAGAACCGCACGGTACCATCAGCGGCGGTTTCGGTGCGAGCAACAACATTAAGTTCATCCCCGGCGGCGCGATTCGCCTCCGCCGCAAGCCGTGCCTCCTGCTGACGCTCCAAGGCGAGGCGCTGTTGCTCGTAAGGTGTCAGCGTGACGTTACCCGACGACCCTGGCACAACGGTCGCGGGGCCACCGCCTCGGGTCGGCGTAGCAAGCACACGCACAGTCCCGCCAAGGTTCTGCGAGGTGAAAGTCTGCTCGGTCTGCTGCGCGGCGGTCAGCGCCGCCCTTTGAATCTGCTGCAAGCCTCGCGCTAGAACTTTCGGATCGTCCGGCGCAGCGTCAAACATGGCAGCGGTTTCGGGCGAAAGCAAACCCGACTGCACCGACTGCGCTACCCAAGGTGCAAGCGTAGTCTTGTTGAGCGCGGTAGGGTTGCTTAAAAACGCGCCGGCTTGACTTGCGACAAGCGCCGCTGCTTTTTCGGCGTTACCTAACTCCGTGCCGCGCATTGTGGCGCGCTTGCTTGCAATATCAGCCAACGAGGTTGCCACGTCGGCGCCAGGTTTGCCAAACCGCAAAAGCTGGTTCTGCGCGTCGGGCTTGCTAAGATCAGCGGTGGAAAGAAAGTTGCGCAGCTCTGCGGCGCGTTGCGCTTCCAGCATGGCGGCTTCGTCTACCGCACGCTGCCGGCGTGTCGCGCGCCCGGCCTCTAGCCCCTGAACGTATTGCCCGAGGACGTTAACGGGCTCCAACTGGGTTGCACCGATGACTGCCATGACTTACCCCATATTCCCGTATTGCGGGCCCATGTAATTCACCGCTTGAAGGTTAGCGCCGCTCGGCGCGCCGCCGGTCGGGCCAAAGTACCCGCCCCGGTAGAGGCCATAACCAGTAGCTGCCTGCCCCAGCGCCTGCGCAAGTGCGTTCGATTGGCCAAGGTAGCCCGACGCGCGGGCTTGACCGCCCTGCATGAGCAGGTTGCTGACATTGGTGCCCATCTGGCCAGCCTGTTGACCAACCTGCTGCGCGGCGGCCTGCCCCGCGCCGTAGAGGCTGCCGAGCGCGCCAAGGCGCGTACCCAGCAGCGCCTGCGCGCGGTTAAAGGCGTTCATGTACTCCTGCGAACCCATTTCCTGCCCGTAACGGGCACCGGCGCGGATTGCTCCGCCACCCAAATACTGCCCCCGTGCGGCCTGCATACGCCCCAAAGCCTTCTCGCCTTCCGCCAGACGGAACGCGTAGCCAGGGTCGGCTTGCATCTGCTCCGCCGTAAACGGCGCGCCGATTGACCCGTAGCCCGGTGTGCCCGCTTCGCCACCGAGGCCAAGCAGTCGAAGCAGCTCGTTTTGCGACGTAATGCCCGCCTGACGGAACGGCTCTTGCAGCTCCGTCTGCCGCTCAAATATGTCCCGCTGAACCTGCGCCGCTGCATCGGCGGCTTGGGTCTGCGCTCGGGCAGCTTTGCTAGCCCCCCGCGATGCGGCAGCACCGCCGATAACAGCGCTGCCAAGGATTGCTGCTGCGGTTCCAATGCCCATTACGCCACCTCTCTAATATACGTGCGTTCCATAGGACGAAAGCCTTTTTGCGCATAAAGATTAGCCATCTTATCCGCGCGTTCATCTTCAAGGGCAATCATAAAAAGCGCGACTGCGCCTTTTGCGGCTGCCCACGATTCAATCGTTTTGTACATGGCTTGACCAGCTCCTTTGCCCCGCGATTCGGGGGTCAGCCACCACCACAACTCCTGCACTACCATACTGGTCGGGCTGAAGTACATAGGGTAGAACAATGCACCGGCAATGCCAATAATCTTGCCATCGTCTTCAGCCAACCAGACGCCAACCGACGGATCGTGGATGGCGCGTAAGTAAAAGTCTGAATACCCATCCGCGTCAAACGGGATGACCCCGTGCATCGGGGACGCCGCGTGGAACGCCTGCGCAAGCGGCAGGTAACGCGGCAAGTCCTCGGCGATGGCGTTGCGGACAATCACGAAATCTCTCGGCCCGAGGCGCGGATGTTGATGGCCGTGGCCGCTGACGCGATTGTTGAAATCGACCCACCAGGCGCAAGCACGTGGCCGACGATTTCGGGGAACGTGTACGTCTCCGAAGGCAACAGGGTCTTGCTTTTAATGATTAGGTTCTGGTTGCCGGCGTTATCAAACTGCGTCACAAGGTTGACCGAAATGGTCCGAGCCGATGTGTCGTAGTTGGTCGCCGTAAACTTGTCGATGATGGCCGACACGCCCGAGGCGCTGTACTGCGTCGTCTGGCTAGACTCGGCAATCTTGGCCGGAATTAAAACTCGTACGTTAACTGCCATGTGTCACCTTAGAACGTAAAGACCATACGAACGCGGCCATTCCCACCGTTTTCGCCTTCGGCAAAACCGCCGTTGCCGCCATATCCGGCTGTCAAACTGTTATCGCCAACTATGCCTGTTGCCCCGGCGTTAGTGAACAGAGCTCCGCCGTTGCCAGTCGTCCCCGGCACCGTATTACCGCCAGAGGCCGTACCCCCCGCGCCTTGGGTATACGACGGCGTGGAAGTGCCTTGTAGACCACCATTTGCCGTCATGGTCGTAATTGTGTAGGTGCCACTGTAGACGTTTGAGAACGTCCCCGCCGTGGCCGGGCCACCGCTGCCCCCAGCGCCTCCGGCGCCAACGGTAAAATTGATTGTTTTTAGGGGGTCGCCAACGCCAAGGACAAGTACCGTTTTGGAATACCCGCCGCCACCGCCACCGCCGCCTTCGTAAACTTCCGGCTCTCCAGGCGCGATAAAATACGTGCCGCCGATACCGCCGCCGCCCCCCGCGCCCCAAACTTCAATTGTCGCACCTGTTGCGCCAGCCGGGATCGTTACTGCTCCCGTGCCGGGTTCGCTCGCGTCATAAACGCCCGCGCCAGCGCCACCAGCACTGCCGTTAAAGAACGCTGCGAGGGTCGCGCCGCCCATCAGGTCAATCCTGCTCCGCTGATAAGCCAAGACGTACCGGCAATCTTAATACAAGTTGCTACGCCATTACGGGCAAGCGTTCGGGTACCAGTCGTCGTGCTGTTAGCCAACGTCAACGTGTCTGAGGTAATTGCAATCGAAAGGTTAGTCGTGTTGACATTAATAAAAATTATGACCGTGCCGACCGGGAACGGAACTGACGAGTTAGCCGGAATCGTGAGCGTAACGCTGGTGCCGTTCATCAAAATTGACTTACCAGCATCCGATGCAATCAGCGTATAGCCCGTCGTTTTGCTGTTCTGCGGCGCGTCTCGATAGCCAACTTCGTAGTTGGTGTTAGCCGGGGCGTTGTCGGGGACCAAAACCGTGCCTGTAAACGTCGGGCTAGCAATCGGCGCAAACTTGGCGTCCGAGGCCGTTTTGGTGTAGGCGTCCGTGATGCCGTAACCCGACAGCGTGTCGGGCGTACCGGCGATGTCCGCCCACTCAATGCCCTGCACGCTGAAGTCGTTAACACCCGACACGTCGTCGTACGTGCCAATCGTGACGTTTGCCGAGGTCTGAAGAACGAACTTGTATGACGCACCCTGCGTCAGCCAGATTGCATTAGCGGTCCTACCGGCGGCGTTAAGGACGATGGGGTTGGTATTAGGGGTAGCTCCAGAAGACGACGTATAGGTCGCCTGCGGGGTCGTGGTGCCCGCCGCATACGTGTAGAGCTTGCCGCCCGACAGGATATTGCCGTTGTTGTCGAAAAACTGCGCCCCGACACCGGCAAAGGGAGAAAGAAATACGCTCATACGTACACCTGCATAACGGTCAATATGATGGATGGAATCGCCGGCACGGGGGCAGCCGCCGCAAACGTCTGAAGCTGCACGTCAAGGCTGTCCACCGAAAAATATAACTGAAAATAGTCGCCGTTGGATAGCGGCAAGAAAAAGTTTGCAGCCGAGAAGATTTCGGCGTTGTTGCCCTGAATCTGAATCAACGACCCAGAATTGGCGACCGCCGTGCCGTTGATGGCGGGCCAAATGTAAAACCTACCGCTACCGCCTGAAGTCTTGTCCACCTGAATAGAGAACTGCACGTTGTAGATGGCAGGCCGCGCGACTTTGATTTTGCTGCTATCCGCCGGATCACGGTAGACGCCATACGCCGTGTCGGCGTTGTTGTAAGTAATGGCTTTAGCCGTATTGATAACGGTCGCCGCTTGAGTCTGGGTTGAAAAAAACGACCCAAAATTTACTATGTTGGGTTCGGGATACCGAGGCATCAGTTTAAGCGCCTGTATCTCTGACTCCAGCACCGGCACGGTGTCTTCTACCGTAGCCGCCAATGCCGGGGTCAGCTCAAGGTCCGCCGTCGTGATCTGCGTCGTGCCTGCGCCTGTCAGCGTGAACTGGTTGTTTAGGAACCTAAACCATTCGCGCGAAATGAGGCCCGTCCGCTCGTCAATGAACGGTACGCGAGGGGCCGGGATGTTAGTGATGTTAGGCACTGGTTCCAGCTATCCTGAGTTCAGCGCCCATGATTGCCGTCACCATAGGGTCGGCGGCAGATACTTCGTACACGCGATCGCGCGACTTGAGGGTTGCGCCAAGCCGACGCCAGATAACGCGGGTCTGCGTTGCGCCAATCGGCCCAAGCGACTCCCACCGCTCGTAGCTCCAAGTGTGCCCGCCGTCGTCCGACCAGCGCAGCATGACCTGCGGATTAACGACGCTGTTCTCCGGCTCGCCCTCGACAACGATGTTGCCAAGGTCTTGCTGCAAGATGTACCCAGGCGCTTGTTGCTCAAGGAAGCCGGGGTCGTCGTATAGCCCGCCCACGCCCGTCTGGCAGTCAAGCTGCAACTGGTGGTGGATGGTACGGGTTAGGTTGTTCTGGCCGGTCGGCAGCGCGCGCCATGTCCGCAGCCATTTCTGCAACTGCGTGTCGTCGCGGAAATACCGCAGGTCAAACTCGTAGAGACGGCCATCTTGGAAATCTCCCAAGATTGGCTTGCCCTTAAAACGGGCATGGCAGTTTGAGCGATGGCGACGGAATTGACCTTTCTCAAACGCTGCGCGTTCATGCCAAGCGCCGGTCGCGGCGTCATACACCCAAGTGGTGTTGGCCGTCGGGAAAATCAGCACGTAGAACGCGTGGCCGTCTTGCTGATACGTATACGCGATGGCGTCAGACAAATCAGTGTAGTTTTGGATGGCGAACTCGACCGCATGGGTCGAAACGCGCACGCCTTGATAGCCTTGTGCGCGGTATACGACACCCTGTCCACGGGCGTCTGACCCCAACCAAAACACGCTGTTATCCAGTTTTGCAACCGAATACGGCGCAAGGCACCCGATTTCGTTGTACGCGCCTTGGATGCGCGTCAACGGGAAGTCGGGGTCGCCCGAGTTGTACCAGACCTCAACGGAGTTGGTGCCAAACAGCCACGCTTCGCGGTGGTCTATGATGATGGATACCAAGCCGTCCGGCGAACCTTCGGCTGACGCGAAGTCAAGCGGATCAACCGACAGGCCATCAAGCAGCGCCGTCACCCATATACGCTGGCTGTTCGGCTCGTTAAATACGAAATAGCCGTCCAAGTAGCCGACCGTGACTGCGCCGGGGAAGTCAGGGTCGGTAATCTCTTGGAACACGTTGGTGTTGTTGTTGTAGACGTATCCGTTCGGGTTACAGGCTACAAATATCTGGACGCCGTTGTCCGCCATAGACACGGCGTCGTTACCCGCGATGTCGCCCAGCTTAGTAACGTTAAGGTTCTCGTCAACCTTGTAAAACTCTTGACCCGATGCGACAAACAGCGAGCCGCTAAGCGGGTACAGCCCACGAATAGGGCCGCTGCCGACTTGCATAAACCGCCGCATACCAGGGCAACGCTGAAGGTACGCGGGCTCTTTGCCCGCCTCGGGTATGACCTCGGGGTACAGATTCACCAGCCGAGCGTCGGCGGCGTTTACGCTGCGTGCAACGTAAGACGATCCGAGAATCGGCGTTTTCATTAAAAGTTCCCGGCGTAGATGTTGTAGCGATTACGCCGCGCCATAAGGCTGTACGGCATAGCCATCAGGTCACGCGGGTTGTTGATACGCTTGAGATTGCGCTTGCTGTACATCGCCACGCGGCGCACTTCAGGCGCAGGTTCAACGCCAAACTCAGGCGCCAATTCCAGCGCCAAGTTGTAACGGAACGCTCGCAGATAACCTGGCGGCATCAGGATTTGGGTGTCAAGCGCAGCCGGGTCTAACAGCCGCTGCACTGAGATGAAGTGAAACTCCAGCGTCCGGTTAGGCACTGGATAGACCGACATGGATATGTTCGGGAACGTGTTGTTTACAAAAATCACCTGCGGATAGGTGCTCTGCACCGTTTTGACCGCGATGTTGTTGTATTGCAACTGGTTAATGAACTTGATGCCGTACGACACGTTGGTCGTCGGATCACGGAAAAAGGTGGAGTCATCAAGCAGAATCGGACGCTGCTGCTCGGGGACGGGGTTGCCGTCCTCTAGTGACAAGTAGTCGTCATTCTGCGTAATGATGGGCACTTCGCTTTGAGTGCCGATGACGTACACGAAATCGCCCGTCGGGCCAAGCGTCTGAATACGCTCCCCAGCGGGCCAGAAATAGGTCTGGTCTTGCGTACAGAACACGGCGAGACGCTCGGTGTTCCAGCTATCGACCATTTGGTCAAACGCCGACAGGGCGTCTTGGGCCATCGCAGCCGAAGGCGTCTCGCCTTCAGCCAGGATACCGAGCAGACGCAAAGCTCCGTTAATCTGATCGCCTGCGGTTGCCATAACTTACTCTTTCCTCTTGCGCCGCGCCCTTAACTCGTTACTGGCCGCAACAGGTTCCGGCGACGCAGCAGGTTCATCCTGCCGCGCCGCCGGTTCCAAAGGATCATACTCCTCCCAACCGTGCTCGTAGTCCATAGCCGCCTCTACATCCGAGATGGCGATTTTCAGTCCGTGAACCGGGTGGCGAAGATATATGTTCATAGTTACGGCAACAGTCCGTAAGCCTGCAAACGAGCCTCAAGCTGGCTCACGCGATCCTGAAGGTTCTTGATGACAGAAAGCACCGTGTTGCCTTCGTTCTTCGTAACGAAGCCAAACGGAGTCGTCTGCGTCAAGTCTTGGATTGCGAAGTCAGCCGGGCTCGGCGCCGTAAACGTAATCGTCGTCGATTGCGTCGTAAGCGCTGCGCCCTTGGCTACCGGAGTCGTGCCGTAAAAGCCGACCGTACCACCAGAGGTGCCAATGACGGCACCATCAAGCTCGGGGTCGGAGAAGGCAACACCAACTGCCTGTGTATTTGGCATAGATAAGTCCTCTTAAAGAGTGCCCCCTACGGTGTGACCCGTAGGGGGCGTTGCCATTACGAAATGCGGTAGCAAGTCCAAGTAGCATCGCCAGTCTTGCGAGCGCGGAAGTGGGCCGACGTACCGTCAGCAACCACCGCAGCGCCCACAATCGTCCAGCCCGTGCCCGAGAACGTCACGTCGTTTGCTGCGTCGTCACCGAGGTTGACGCAGAAAAAGTCAATCGTGCTGCCCACGCGGGCGCTGGCCACTGCTGCGTCCAGCAGCGAAGCCGCTGCGAACGAGTAGGTGCCGGCGCTGGTGCTGCCTGAGTCTACCGAGAACACGCCGTTCACAAGGTCGGCAACGGCGATGGTGCCCGTCGCACCAGCATACGCCGTCACCGGACCAAGAACGCCCATAAGCGGCTCGGCAGCATTGCCGACGCCAACCTGATAACCACTAGTACCGTTAGGAAGTGCCATGTTTAGTTACTCCGTGAATAAGGTTAAGAATTAGCCCCAGATGCGGCAGGCCATCTGCGGGCGGATCACCGAGTAGCCATACAGCACGTCGATACGGCAGGGCATACGGTCGTTGTTGATGTCGTACTGACGGACAACGCGCATGGAGATGCCGTTGTGAACCTGACGCGACGCCATGTCAACGCCCTGCGGGAGCAGGAGGTCGGCGGTGGCAAACGTAATCGCATCCTTGTGGTACACAAGGTTCTGAGCGTACTGGCCAGAAGCGGCACCCACGTAGGTCACGACATCACCGGCGGTCGGCAGCTTGCTGACCGTGGCGAGGGCGTGCGTCGGGCCGTACACAGCCGGCAGGAACTCCACATCGACGAACTCGGTCGAGGCCGAGGTCACGCTGTTCTGCACCACGAACTGCTGGAGCGCACCAGTGGACTCGCGGGTCTGCGGGTTGACCGCATACACGCCAGCAATGGTGAACACGTCGCCGGGGACGAGGGTAAGACCATCGGTCACGTTGTCGAGCGTCAGCTTGTTGGCACCGTTGGTCAGCGTGGTCTTCACGATCGGGGTGTCCGCGCGCGAGGCCGAGCCGTTGGTGTGCTGCTTAATCGACTGAGACATGTTGATTTCGTCGTAGCCGAGGATGCCTTCGCCCATCATGCCGTTCTTGAACTGGCGGCTGATTGAATCAACCGGGTTGAACAAGCCCTTCATGCCTTCGACGAGGCCAGCGTTGGCCGCCGGGTTGACGGTGGCGTAGCGCGGAGCCATGCCAGCGGCAGCTTCGTTCAGCTTCTGCTGCGCCTGCAACAGAACGAGCGAGGTGCCGGGGGTGACGCCAGGCGTACCGACCGACTGAAACACGTTCTTGTACGAGCTTGCCACGTCGGCGTCGATGCTGGAAGCGAGCTGGCTGATACGCGGCTTGAGCACGCGCTCGGCAAAGTCGTCCAACTGGAGGGCCATTTCGGCGCTGGTGAAGTTGACGCCGATGTGCTTCTGCGAGGCGACGGTGAGCGTGGTGAACTGCTCGTTGTCGTCCTGAACCTGAAGCGCAGCGCCGTCGGTCACAAGAGCGCGATCCGGCAGACGGATGCGGAGGGTCGAACCAATCTTGGCACCTTCGACAGCGAAGCTGTCGTCGTACTGACGGTTCACGTTGCGGGTGATTACGAGGTTGTTCTCCAGGATTTCCAGAGCCTTCCGCGTAATCATGTCAATAGTAAGAAGTGTATTAGCCACAATAAATCTCCAAAAAAGAAGTTAGCGGGTACGTCGCGCTTCCCACTGCTTAATCTGCCTCAGACGCTCGGCTTCGATCCACTCCGACGTGCTCATGTCCTTGACTGAGCGTGGGTCCGTCGTGTCTCGGGCCGGCGCGCCTACGGTTTTAGCCGTCACAGGCTTAATCGGCGGGGGCGCGTTGGTTGTTCGTTTAACTGGCGGATTGTCGGTCAATTTGACCTCAATCTTACCAATCTCCTTGGCTTGTAGGTAGGGCGACAAACGGGAAATACGTTCAGCTTCGCGGGGGTTAGAACCTAAGTAGTATGCTACATCGGGGCCAACATCCGAAGCCTGAATCGTCTCGGCCATAACGTTCGTGATTGGCAGCGATCGGTTGTACACGACCTGTTCAAAGTCGTCGTACTTGTCAAAAGCCGCTTCTTCACGTTCCTTATAGGCCATCAACAGCTCGCGCTGCTGCCGGTCTGCCTCCCGTTTGGCCAGCAACTCCTCGGCCTTGCGGGTTGCCAAAGCATCCGCGTAGGCGTCGGGGTCAATGTCCCGGTCAGGCAGCGTGGCGGGCGTCTGAGCTTGGGACTCAGGCGCTTTTAACGCTTGCTCTCGTTCCCACTTGCGACGTTCCCGTGCAAGCCTCTTGCCTACCAGCGCGTCGAGCTCCTCTTGGGAGAACGTCTTGGCAGGCTTTTCCTCCGGCTGAGTTGCTTCTTGAGCAACAACTTCGGGTTCCGGTGCTGCCGTAGCTTCCGGTTCCGGCGCGGGTACTTGTTCCGCTACTACTTCATTTTCAGACATTGTGATTCCTTCAGAATCCCTGGTGAACCGCACCAGTACGGTTAAATCTTACGCTGTTGCGAAAAAGAGTCAAGCGTTTACGCTGCGGGCAACCTCATACCATTTACTGCCAATCCGTTGCAAAGTTAGCGTGTCATCAGCGGAAGACGTGAAATTTGTCCCGCCTGCAAGATAGCAGTTATCACGGTTTATCGTGGTGTTGCTGTCCGTAAAATACAATGTAACAACTTGACTCTGATACCCGTCGTCAAAGTTAGTAATAGTGGTTGCTCCACCATTAGTGATAGACATAAAGGTCGTATTTTTAACCGATGGGGTAGTGTCGCCGCCAGAATACGCACTACCAAAATTAGACAGCTGCAAGTGCCCAGACTGGACGTTTACTAGGTTGTTGTTGGCAACGGTAATGATAGACGCTGCGCCGGTACCGCCGGAATTAGCGCCTTTTTCTACGGCCCAATCTGACACATTCGTTGCAATAGCGCTGTTTTCGTAAACAAACGTATTGCCAACAATACTGCCTAAGTTGTTAGACGCATACGAATATACGCACCTAGTAGTATCCGTGTCGCTATTTGGATCGGTAATAACATTGCCGGATAAGCTAAAACTTTCGTTATCAAACTGAAGAACAACACCGACAAGGTTAGGTCGGCGTATGGTGTTACTTACGATTGACAGGTTTCGCGTCCCATAGCACCGAATAGCACCTTCAGATGAGTCATTAGCTACGCCATGACCTTCAATTACGTTACCCGTGACCGAAATGTTTTCGGCGTAATCAACCGTAACGCTAGCCTCAAATGCGCCGTTAACAATAATGGCCGCGCCTAGTCCAAGGCCATTGTCATCAATGTAATTGTTTGCAATGGTAACTTTTTTTGGCGCGATTGTTCGCAGTCCGTTTACGTCTCGGTCTGTAACTTTTATGCCGAATTTGCAGTTGTGGACAATGTTATTCGCAACTAACAAATTATGGCCACCGTGGGTATCAATACCCGTCCAAACCGTAACGTCTTCAATAATGTTTCCAACGATTGTGTTAAAGACCGGGATCGGGTCAGCGGTTACTGAGCCTTCACTACTGCTGACAGATATGCCATATCCGTTGCCGCTTGTTCCTGGCGAAATTTGACTTACATGGTTGCTGGAAAAAATGAAACGATTGCAACTCAGCAAATTGGCGCCCATGTAGCCAATCTCAGTGATTTTGCACCCTTCGATTCGGCCGTATACATTGTATTTGCAGTCAATACCGTAGCTGCCAAATTCCGTAATCTCTACATCAAGAACGGTTGGGCCGGTTACGTAAGTCGGCGCAGACGGCGTGTTATCTGTTCCATAGCATTTAATCGCAATACCGTTGGCATTGTAGCTGGCGTTGCCCGCGCCAATCAGTTTGAAGCCAACAAGCGTGACGTTACTGCTCAACGTCAATGCCGTGATATGCCCCGCACTGGAAAAATCTAGCGTTGCGCCGTATCCGGTCACAACTGTGTTTGCGGGGATTGTCAGTCCAGAGTTGACCTTAAACGTCAACGGCGGCAAATATAGGGTTTTGCCGGAAGCCGCCGTGATAGCGGATTGCAGCGCATCTCTATCATTTGTTGAGCCGTTTCCGACCGCGCCATAATCCAATGGATTGACGGGCGATCCCGTCACCATGAAATACGATGCTCTAGTTAAACTCATGGAGGTTATACCTTGTAGATTAACCGTTGGTCGTTGAACGGCAGACTTCGTACCAAGCAGTGCCATCAGACACCAAAAGCAACGTGGCGTTATTGGCCGACGTAAAATTAGCGCTGCCAGCAAGGTACGCGTTATTGCGCGTAATCGTTGTGTTAGCGTCTCTAAACACCAGCAACAGCATTTGCCCTTCAACCGCGCCAGTAAAATTAGTGATAGACGTGGCGCTGGCGTTGGTGATGTCAAGATACGAAACTCCCGCAACCGATGACGTTGTTGCACCGGCAGAATAGACACCCTTGCGATGAGTCAAGCCGCCGGACAGAACCGACGAAGCAGCTACCGAAGTAGTCGTAACCGCCAGTTTAAGATTTCCAGCAGAGTCCGCGAGACCTTTTCCGCCGGTGCCGACGACGAGGTTATTGATCAGCTTGACGTTCTGGCTGGTATCAATAATGGCGGCGGCGGATACGTTTGTGCCGATCACCAGAGGGTAGTTACCGTCGGTATAGATTTGCCCCGTTTCAGTTGATATGCCGTTGGTCAAAGCGGCTGGGCCAGCTCCACCTGAAGAGGTGTATTGAATACGCAAATTGCGTGACGCGTCGTTGGTCGCAATAACCTGCGCAGTTGCCCCGGCCGATGTAGCCGTGTTTTTTGTAATTAAAGATGCGTTTCCAGCGCTAGAGTATTCAACGCGCACGTTTGCGCTTGACGTAACACCATTAGCGTCAACTGCACGACCAGCGGTTAAGTTAGCAACGCTAACTTTGACCGTACTGCCGCCCTGCACAATCGGCAGAACTTCTGTTCCGGCAAGTGGCGTAGTTGCGCCCGTTAACTGCGAAATTTTCTTGTCAGCCATGATTTATCCTCTGTTTAAGCGGCCAAGTTTGCCATGGCCTTCCAAGTGCCAGGCGTACCGCTTGTTACACAAACCCAACCGGGGGTTCCGCCAGCGGCAGGATTTATTTTGTAACAAATATCGCCTTGACTCCACGTTCCGGTAGTGGGGACATCTTCGTCATAGGTAATTTTAAGCTTACCAAGCGTAAAATAGTTGACCGCGCGTTGGTAATATACGTTGCCTGTATTGTTAGCTATAAGACCGTAACCACGTATGTTATCGGTAATAGCAGAAAGACAAGTGTTGCCCGTAACAGTGCTACCCTCGGCGTTCAAACGAATGTCGTTTGTAGAAAAATTCTTTAGCGAATTTCCGGTGATCGAGTTGTTAACGCCTTGAGCATACTCCGCCAAAATTCCGTACGGGCAAGTAAACGCGGAGTACGTAAGTATGTGGTTGTTGCTAATTTGGCAGCCACGATTTTGAGAGTTTGACACCTGATTTGCGATATGAATACCCGCAACAGATGAAATCCCCGTGGTGTTTGCCAGCGCAATGTAGTTGTTAATTACGCTAAAGTTTCCGCCAAAATTTCCTGAGCCGTCGTTTGTGATTGTAATGCCTGACTGATAGTTATAGTCCAAAATGCAGTTTGCAATGTAGACGTGCGTAGCGCCCGAACCGTAAATGCCGTATCGATTGCCAAAAGTTAGCGTATTGCTAATCATCCAGCCTTCAGTGCCTGAGCCAAGCCCATCTATGAAAATTCCGGTTCCAGTGTTATCGCCGTTAAACGAACAGTTTGTAACAACATTGTTCGCGCAAAGATACCGCGCTCTAAGCCCGTTAGGCCCGAACCCGGTTCGCACATTGTCAAATACTGCCGACCATATCCAGTCTGCGTATATACCGTACAAAAAGCCGTCTATAAACACGTCTCGGTAACAGTGATTGAACGGCCTGTTTACAGTGTCGCCAGCAACAAGAATTCCGGTGTAACTGTTTGGCGTCGTCGTATAGCGAACGGCTTGCGCCAACTCCATATCATAGATGTTGACGTTGCTAACTTTATTGATAACGATGCCGTCGTTAGCTAGACACAGAATTACGCTAAAGTTTTTCTGCGCCCCTTGAATAGTGATCGCTCTGTTAATTTGAAGCGCTGCGCTGGTGATGTAATTTCCCGGTGGAAAATACAACACTCCGCCAGCAGGGGTTGCATCAATAGCAGCTTGAAGCGCCGCAGTATCGTTGGTAGAGCCGTTACCCACGGCGCCAAAATCTTTTACGTTTATCGTGTCTCGCAGTTTAGACTGCACGCTACGCGTAACCGCTCCAGTACCGCCCTGCGTAAACAAAATATTCGCAGAGCTAGTATCAATAGTGCTGACCGTCTGTACGGTTGAAAACTTAACCAACGCGCCGACGTGCAAGCCCTGCGTAAACGTGACGGTATTGTTGTCGGTCTCCACGTACGAAGAACCTTCGTACTGGTTGACGCCATCAACAAACACCATCAGGTTGTTTGCGCCAGCGGCGTAGGTCATCGTCGTCAGATTGAAGACCGTCTGGCCGGCAGTTGCGGTCTGGACTTCCTCAAACCCAACGTAGGTCTGAATGTCCGACGCGTACGCCTTCTTTGTCACGTTGTCTTGAACGACAACGAACAGATCGGTGCCTTCGACCGGCGAGTCTACAAGCGGAAGGTCTGAAATCTTAACGATTGCCATTCATCACTCCAGCAGCAGTTGGCCGCCGTCTTCCTGAACCAAGTTGTCGCCAATTTCGGTAAGCAGGTTGCCCACCGAGGCACCGCTATCAAGCGTGCCAGAAAACAGCGTTGCCACGGCCCCAAGGCCGATAGCCACGCCGTTTCGCAGTGCGACCCCCCAACTCATCGAATGTTAATCGGCTTCGCGTACACGTCGCCACTATCGGCCACGCGAATCGCGCTTACTCGCCAGGGCGCGCCAGTGCCTTGCGGCACAATGAACGGAATCGGCGTGAACGCCGGGATTGGAGTGCTGGAGGTCGTCGCGGTGACGCCCTCTCCCACTACCACGTAGGCCGGGGTCGTGGACCACACCACCACGCCCTGCGGGCCGGACTGCCAAGTCGCCGTAGAGCCGGCGGTGCCCGTGTACGCTACCGTACGACCGGGGTATACGGCATCGGCCATCGGATTAAGAAGTTCCATGCTTTACCCTCACGCTAAAAAGCGCAATTTATACAAAGTGCTCAGATAAAGAGCCACAATTTCGTCAATAATGTTCTGAATTGCTGTTTCGTCTTCGTCACAAAACTTGTAGCGATTGGCTTCAATTTCGGCCAAAGACTCCTGCAAGAACTCAGTTACGTTGCCGGTTTTCTTGGCCGATTGCAATGTAATCGGGCCAATCAAGCCGTGGCGACCCTGATAAGCCTCCGCGAACGAGTCCGCCAAATCTATTACCTTGTCGTAAAACGATCCCAGAGCTTTGTGCTTAGCATAGCTGCGCGTATTGAGATGCACCGAATGGGTGACATCCCGCGCTAGGAATAAGTGCCCGACAAAATCTGCTGGTTTCATTGCGGCGGTAACTCCGTGCCCATTTCAGGCATTGTCCGTTGGGCGGTTGGCGACACAAGCTCGCCGTTGTTCATCATACCGGCCAAAGTGCCCATTATGATGTCCTGAATCTGCTGCTCATTCAAGCCGCTTTCGACCGCCTTGATGCGATCGGTCTCAGCGCTATACGCCTTGACCTCTGCCTCAAACTCCTTGATTTGCACCTCGCGGGCTTCCATAGACTGCTGCACGCGCTGGAGCATCTCTTGCATCATCTGCATTTCTTGCCCCATAACCTCCATCTGCTGCTGGGCAGCCTGGAGCGCCGGGTCTTCCTCGTCCGCCAAGAGCTTCGGATCAATGACCTTCTGGAGCCGTTTGCTGATTTCTTGCGCGCCCGGCCAGTCCATGTTCTTGACGAACAAGTCGCCTGCAACCTGCCACAAGTTCGGGTTGGCCTGCAAAATCTGCCCCATCGCGTCCATCGCTTCCTGGCGCTTGGTCGCGTAGGACGGGCCGGTCGTGACCGCAACGTCGTACTTACCGACAGACGGGTTGTAAATCTTCTCAATCACGATGCCCGTCTCGTTCATCAACCGACGGACAGGCTCAGCCTGCATCGGGTTGATTTTGACCGTTGCGGTCTCTCCGTCGATGCCGACGATTCGCGCGATACGCTGGGTATCGTAAATCTTCGGAATCAAATCAACGAGTTGGCGCGTCCCATAGCGAATAGCACGAGCTAGGTTGTCTACAAAATGATAAGTGCCTGTGTCGCCTTGCCGTTCACGCGCCAAGATGGCCCGACCCGTGCGCTCATTGGACCGCATACCGAGGCTGGCATCGTACTGGCCGGTCGCGGCCTTGATGTCGTCGGCAGCGCCCATCTTCGCCTGGATCAAGCCCGTCTGGGCAAGCGGCGGCGGGGCACGTTGTGGCAGCGGCAGGACTGCGCCCTGACCGTCTGTCACGTCGGGATTAACTTCTAGGTACGGCCAGTTTGTCGTGTTGGCCGTCTTCCATTGCTGTTCGTAGCCTTCAAACTGGCCGCCGTAGCCGATGAACGGCGCCTTGGGCGCCAAGGCCAGCATCTCTGCTTCCTGCGACACCCAGTAGTTGTACATGCGCTGGGCGTCCTTGGCGTTACGCACAAGCCCCGACACGTACATGCGGCCTTCAACTTCAAACTCGTTACCGATTACACGAATGACCGGAATCCATTTACCCAGCCATTCCTGTTCTTCAAGAATTTCGTAGCCGTTAGTCTTAACCCATTTGACGCGTTTTACGTCAACTTCGCGCTTGCGGATCGGCTGAAGGCCGAGCATTTCCAACTCTTGCGCTTCGGGCGACCCGTCAAACGCCGTTTGGTTGCCGGCATACAGATTCAGCGTCTCGCGGGTGTGTTCTTTGTAGAAATACTCCGCAATACGGACCGTATTCTCATTAATCCACTGCGACAGCGCCTGATCGCCTACACCGCGCTGCAAAACCGACGAAATCGGCTCTGAATCGGGGTACATACGCTCAAAATCGGCTTTCGGGATATCCTCGGTGATGAAACACCACTCCGCATCCGCGCCACAAGGGTCTTGGATGGTCGGGTCCATGTACACACTGAAGCTATTTCGGATGCGGCCTATGCGAAGGTCTTGATCGAACGTATTTTCGTCGCAGTATTCCGTCAAAATGCGGAAATACCCTTCGCCGTAGGTGACCTGGTTGTCGCACGCGGTGTCGTAGGCTACATCCGCATCCGAAATGTACTCAATATGACGGACAATTCCGTCAAAAATCTCAGCGACCTCAATGTCCGCCTTGTCATCAACGGGGATGACCTTGCCAGATGGCCGGTTCTGCCGCTGATCGTTGGTCACTTGCCGCACGTGCTGCGGCAGCTTGTTGATGGTCAGGCACGGACGCGCATTGACCGTCTGTCCTTGCACCGAGCCGCGCGTCGCCAACACGTCTTGGGGCCACTGCCACTGATTGTCCGGCGAGCCTGCCATGAAACGCAGGTCATCCAGCTCGTCTTCTCGACTATCAGAGTACGCCGAGAGGGCCATAGTAAGGCGCGAACGCGCCGTGGCCAGTACATCGGCTGGGTCGCGGGAGGCTTTGCCCCGGTTGGTCGGCGTGTTGGCGACGCGAGCGGCGCCCCTAAGCCCTGTTGGGTCTTTTGCCATTATTTGCGCTTCTTACTTTGTGCCTTACGCTTGACCGCATACGCGATCGCCACGGCCTGCTTGACAGGCTTACCCGCATTTACTTCGGCGCGAATGTTCTTGCGAAACGCACCTTTGGTTGCGGACTTAACGAGCGGCATTAGCGGGGTCTCCCCCGGTCGCGCATCGGCATGGGCGAGGGGCGAAAGTTCGTCGTCGTGCGGATGATGTCCTCAGACACGCGCCGACGCGGCGTCGGCATGCGAGGCTGCTGGGCAGCCGGCGCGCCTGACGGCTGAGCCAACATGTTGCCAATAGTAGCGCGTCGAGAAACGCCAACAGGGCCGTATGCCATGATTACTTCCTCTTTTTGGCCGTCTTGGCCGATTGACGGAACGCCTTATTGGTCGGCGCCCCCTTACTACCCGGTGCGCGCATCTTCTCACCACTACCGGCTGCAATGCGAGCCCGCTTAGCGTTAATGTTCGCGTAAAGACCTTTATTACTAGCCATTAGCCACACTTCCAGCGTCTAAGCGACGCCTTTGCTCGTTCAGCCGGCCCCTTGGCCTTGGCCACTACGCCCTTCATGCGCGCACAGAACGACTTTTTACGTCCCGCGTCCGCCTTAGTCTTGGGGCTGGGTGCGGGTGCCTTGAGCTTACTGCCCGTCTCGCGGTTGTACTTGGCTCGGCCCTTAGCCGTCAAGCCCGCGCCCTTAGAAACAGGCTGTTTCTCTCCCCGACCCACCGACAGACTGACCGACTTGCGTGCCATCAGGCTCCCATCCAACTGCTTGCCATGCCGTTGCCACCCTGGCGGGCGACGACTCGTCTTGGTGCATCGCGTGCCTCACGGCTTGCGAGCGGGTAGGCAAAGGTGACGGCGAGCGCGTCTGCCGCATCCGGCGACGCTTGACCTCTAGCCTTCATCTCCTTCTTGCCCTCCAAGAAGATTGTCCCCGACGAGTTAGGCTTGACGTGTGGCCCGCACAGGTCCGACTTGAGTAGCCGATCAGACGGGATGCTCGCCGTGCGTAGCCATTCCCGCATGTCGCCCCACATCTCGGCGCGCTTGTTGCCCCACATCACGGGGTTCTTGGCCTTCCAGCCAAAGTTTACCCCACGAACCTTATACCTCTGCTCTTTCAATCGGTCAAGTATGCCATAGCCGAGCCCGCCCTCGTCAATGACCGTGAGCGCCGGGTTGTACTCCTCAATCGCGTCGATGACGCGCCCGACGGTGGCCATAGTGTCCTCGCCCCGGTAGCGCTTGATTGCTACGATGTCGCGCCCTTGTCGGACGACGATGACGGTGCTGTCGGCGCCGGATCGTGCGGGGTCCACCCCAATGACCCGAGGAGCTGTCTCATCCTTGTAGCGGGCGCGCGCCACAGCCTCGTCCACAATTCGCGGAGCAATGAACTGGTCGTCTCCGTCGGAAGGGAACTCTCCGTAGACCTCGACTTTAGCTTGGCTACTATCTGCTCCATACTCGGCGATGATCTGCTCGTAGACGGCTTTGTCCGTGTCTTCGACTTGGCGCGCGTCGATGTTTTGCGTTTGCCAGAATTGCCTTTTCGCGTTGAAACACTCATAAAAATACCCCTCGTTGCGTCGTGGGTTACTGAAGGCGAGCCAGAAGCGATTAGGCGTGTTCTCCGTAAAGAAGCCCGCCGTCACCGACCAGATGGGGTCCGGTATACCCGACGCTTCGTCGAAGATGACCATTACACCGTCGAAGTTGTGGACACCGGCGTACGCGTCGGGGTTCTCCTCCGACCACAGCCGCCCCTCAACCGACCAGTACCGCGTGCCTTTCTTCAGGTCGCGCTCGACGATCTCCGCGAGCCACTTGGCCGGCATGACGCGCGTCGCGCTGACCTCAAACCAATGACTGTTGAGCAGCAACGAGAGCCACTTAGTCACCTCGGCCCAGGTGACCGAGCGTAGCTGGGCTTCCGAGTTAGCCGACACGATGATAGTCGAGCCGATGCGCGTCGATAGCATCCACAGGATCAGCCAGGACACCAAGGCCGACTTACCGATGCCGCGCCCCGAGGCCGTCGCCATGCGCAGCACGTCGTACCCCGTCGCGTTCTTGTTGCGGGCGATGTGAGCGGCCACCTTGCGCAGCACCTCGCGCTGCCACTTGCGCGGTCCTTGGAAGTTCTCCAGCGGCGTGCCCTTCTGCCCCCACGGGAACGCGAACAGCACGAACGCCTCGGGGTCGTCCTTGACGCTCGGCGACCAGAGCCGAGTCATCAGTAGCTGCTCGTCCTCGGGGCTATATATCGGAAGTTGCATATTCTGCCGTCAGGGCTCGGGTAGCGAGCGTGGTGGGCGCGCGGGTCAATGCAGCCGGTTCATCCGGCAATACTCGGCCTTCAATGACGCGAGATTCTGCCTCTTGCAGCGCGGCGATGACGCTGATCTGCTGCTTGACATCGACCTGTACCTGTTGCTTGGCCACCCAGCCGTGCACATGCTGGAGGATTGCCAGAGAAGCCTTTGAATCGCCATTGCGAGCCGCGTCACGCAGTTGGTTCGCGGCCTCAAACTCACTATCTGCACGCCCTTTGGCCTCCGCCATCTCAGCAAGCGGGTCCATCTGACACAGCCGCCGGTACTCCGCCGGCAACAACCCCGCCGCCAGGGCAAGGCTATCACCTCTCAGCCCGAGGGCCGCTGCGTCATAAATAGCCTGTAGCCGCGCCTCAGTAGCGTTCAGTTGCCGTGGCGCGTGCGGAAGCGATTTGAACATGTCGCAACACTACCTTTCATGTAAGCAAAAGACAAGCGATGTGCAGGATTGTCCTGCCGGGAGGCCGCGATCCACAACAACCGTGTGGCCTGTGTGCCGGGGCGGAGATTGCCTTAGATGGTGGGGCTCATAACCCCTTCAGCTACCTCCCGGTCGCTACGTGCGCATCACGTCAGACATCGCCACGCAAGATTAGCATAAGGTTTTGGCTTACGGGTTGGTGGTTAAAAAATAAAAAAATTTTGTGCAACCCCTCCGTACCAGGTACAGCCCACGCGCGGGCCGGCCCACCCCCTCAATTGCAAATGATTCTCGTTCGCATCCCGCCTGGGCGCGGTGGGCTGCGTGGGCAATGTGGGCAACGGCTGCGTGCCTCGCGCTGCTAGCCGCCTAGCGTGTGGGTCATGTGGGCAATTCTTTGGCCGGAGCATTTGTGGGCAATGTGGGCAATTTGTTTTCGATTGCCCACATTGCCCACAAATCGGAGCGCGTGGGCGATTTGTGGGTCATGTGGGTCAAATGGTCACGGAAAAAAAATCGGAGCGCGCCCAACGAAATGCACGCCACACGATCCTGACTGTATGTTTATACAGTAGTATTTCTTTCTTAGCTTAAAGATAAAGAGATAACCCACATTGCCCACAACTCATATCCCGCGCTGTAAATATAGGTACTTGCGCGTGGGCAATTCGATCCGAAAACATAGCCCACAACATGACCCACAATGCCCACAACCCTTGCCCGAAAATGCCTTGCACCTTGACAGGCGTCTATGTAAAAGAATCCTTGACAGACTATGCGCGCGCGACTAACCTACACACATCGACAACGCAACTGAGGTACACGCCATGTTCGACCATGCAGATTTTGAAACCAACCCGAAAAAGTACGAACTGTTCCGCACCGCCCGCGTCAAGTCGCAGGTGTTTACCGAAAACGGTGAAGACGACTTGGCCGCTGGTCAGTTTGTCGCTATCCGCCACATTCGAAACGCCTACAACGGGATGCGCCGCCGCGATGAGCCCGTTTACAGCATCACCACCGGCGGTAAAGTGTGGGGGGTTATGTTCGCGTCCACTCTCGCCGACTTTACGCTCTGAGGTACACGCTATGAAGTTCTCCAACCTTTTGTTTTGCTGCTCCGCGATCCTCACATTCGGCGCATGGATGGGAGCCGCCACGCTTGGCCTAGCTCTGTTCGCGCAAGTGAGTGCAATCATTTGTCTTGCGCTGAATGATTAACCTGCTGTAAACTTATCTCGTACAATCTACTAAAGGAAACTAACACCATGAAATTCTCAATTCCCGCCGACACTATTAAGGCCTTGCTCGTTATCGCTGCGAAAAAACATATCCGCCATAACATTAATTCTGTATGCATTGATGTTCGCGCATCAGATGCTGTAGCCGTCGCTTGCGACGGTCATAAGCTGCTAGCCCTGCCGCTCACCGCGACCGATGACGCGCCCGCGCTTGTGCCCGGTCAGTACATCATCTGGCGTGGGGCGTTGGAATCAGTCAAGGCTGTATTAAAACGCCCGATTTTGGTGACGATCGACGCAACGGCACGCATGGCAACGCTAGAAAACGGCAGCACCGTGGCATCCTCACCGCTGATGGACGACAAGTATCCTGATTGGCGGCGCGTGGTGCCGCTCACCGTATCGGGCGCGGTGTCGCAATTTAACGCGGACTATATCGGCGCGTTCGGCAAGGTTCACAAGCTGCTGGGCGGCGCGTACTCGCCCGCCATCCAACACAATGGCGACGCCGCCGCTCGCGTCATCCTGCCGGGCGACGCCGTGGGCGTACTCATGCCCCTGCGCGGCAACCCGCAGCCGTTGGATAACCCCACATGGCTGGTCACGCCGTCCGCGACCGTAGCCGCCGAAGCCGCCTAATCATCCGACCCTAGGGGCGGTGCTTATGGCCGCCCACTCTTAACTAAACTGGAGTCTACTCACATGCAAGCTATTCGCACCCGATACCACGGCCCCACTAACTCGCGCGGCTCGCGCATCATCGCCAAGTGCGACGCCGGCACGTTCGCCATGCCCTATAACCATGCGCTCGGCATCTGGGAGAATCACGCCACGGCCGCCGCAATCCTGTTGGAGCGCCTGAGCTGGGGTAAGCCCTACGCCGGCGGCTGTTTCGGCAATGATTACTATTGGACGGCCGTAATCATCAACGAAGCGTGGAATGACACGCTCGCGCGCGATTACCGCGCGGCGGCGGCCCGTCACGTATCGGAGGCCGCCTAACATGGACGGCCAACGATACGTAGTCCTGACACTTGTCGGCCACCATTACGAAAACGTCTGGGAGCTCGACGGCGAGCCGGAAGTTTTCGAGAGCGCCGGCGAGGCTGAGGCCGCATTGGCCGAACACCTACGCGAGTGCCAATGGGCAGTAGACGCCGGGCACCTCGACGACATGCCAACCCGTGACGCGTTCCACATCGCGCCCTATGTTGATACTTTTTTGACCGCGTAAACTAAAACCAACTGGAGACAATAAACTATGAAAACCGCAACAATCGCCGCCGCTTTGGTGGCTACCCTGACCTTGCCCGCCTACGCTGAAATTTTCGCCACGGCGGGCGTTAAAGGCGACCGTGACGGGCGCACGGTGCTCACGACTGACCCGTGCGAGATTAAATTCGACCTGTTACAGATCGGGCTGAACAAGACCACGACCAGCGAGATGCGCCGCGCCTTTTACTACACGAGCGACGGCAAGACGAACGAGGGGTGTTGGAAGCACGACGCCGGGACGGTGGTATTGGTCTGGTCTGTCGAGCAGATTGCGCGCCGGTGGCCGGTGGATAACTTCAAAGTCGCCGACAAGAAGGCTAGCGCATGGGACGCGCTCCGATGATGCGCTGGCTATCGTGGGTGTACCGGCTAGTGCGTCAGTTGCGGAAGGCACGCGCCGACGACTGGCGGCGCGTGCCGCCGCCTAACTGGGCGTGCCGGCGCGGTGGCCGTGAGTATCTTTAACAGTATGAGGTGACAGTATGCACAAGCCGTCAGATGACCCGTTTCTTGACCCAGAGACCATGTACAAAGAGCTGACCCCGCCTAGGCCTGTCCTCTCGCCGGAGGAGCTGCGCGCTATCTTGGACGAGTCCACCGTAGGCGATGCCATCGACCCCGACCATTACAAGGTTGGCGGGATCGAGACCATCGACTATATGAAAGCCAAGAGTACGCCCGAGGAGTTTGAGGGATACTTGCGCCTGTCATCGCTCAAGTACCTATCCAGAGCCGGGCATAAAGGCGAGGCGCTGGAGGACTACCGTAAGGCGCTTTGGTTCGTTACACGGCTAGTTGAGGAAGGCGAGCGTGAGTAACCTACACAACGCCGCCGAGCGCGCGCTAGAGGCGCTCGATAACCTGATACTGGCGTGCGAGCCACCGGCCGACCCTAGCGCACTAGAGTCGGCGGTAGTGGAGGCGGTGCGGGTTGCGTCCGTACTAGCCGCCGCGATTCGGGCGAGAGGAACGCTAGAGCATGTGACCGATGGCCAGAGTCAATCTGACTGAATGGTGGATACGGCGGCTATGCCGCTATATCGATCTTACCCGGCGGGAGGCGCGGCGATCCCTTGGTAAGCGCCTCCCGCCGGTCACCGATAAGGCGCACACCCGCGCCCGATACAATCAACTACAGGCAAAACAGCGTGATGTACTTACTCTTGACTATTGCCGCCGCCGTCCTCGTTGAGTGGCTATTTCCCGACGATAGATAACGCGGGTTCGGCACCCTCCACCATCC